GCAATTCTCCTCGAAATCATGACCGACGCCGATGACGCCGTCATGCTTTGGGGACCGCCCGGCGTCGGCAAGTCCGACATCGTTCGCCAACTCGGCGCGAAGAAAAAGCGCAAGGTGATCGAATTCCGAACCAACATCCGCGAGCCCGTTGACGTTCGCGGCATTCCCGTCCCCTGCGAAAAGACCGGCACAACGCGATGGTTTGTCCCTGACGAACTGCCGCAAGTCGAACGCGACGGCGCAGAGGGCTATCTGTTCATTGACGAAATCAACACGGGCTCGCCGCAAATGATGGCGGTGATGTTCGGATTGGTCCTCGATCGGCGCGTCGGCGAATACGAATTGCCGCCGGGCTGGATGATCGTCGCAGCGGGCAATCGTCTTTCCGATCGGGCATCAGCCCAGCGGATGCCGACCGCATTGCGCAATCGTTTCGCTCATATCTTCATAACCGCCGATGTTGCCGCGTGGGCAGCGTGGGCGAATTCCAATGCTGTCGCGCCGGAGCTTGTCGCCTTCATTCGATTGCGACGGGATTTCCTGCACGTCATGCCGAAGGGCGATGAAAACGCGTTCCCGACCCCTCGATCGTGGACACGTTGCAGCAAATACGTCAACGCCCCGACCCAACATCGTTTGCGCCTGTTCGCCTCTCACGTTGGCGATGCATACGCGTCCGAATTGGATGGCTTCATCGATCTGTATCATTCGATCGGATCGCTGGAAGCGATTGTCGATGATCCGGCTGGCGCGATCGTGCCGACCGAAGCATCGATCCGATTTGCTGTCTGCACCGGGCTCGCCCGTCTCGCGACACGCAAGACCATGCCAGCGATCATTCAATATGCGCAACGCCTGCCGCGTGAGAGCCAAATCTTGGTCATTCACGATGCGACGACGCGCGACGCGACGCTGAAGAATACCAGCGCCTACGGCAAGTGGGCGGTGGCGAACCAAGACCTCGTTATCCAAAACTGAAAAAGGAAAATCTCACAATGGCACCCAAAAAGATCGCCACCCCGCTGTCACGCAAGGCGGTGCTGGTTTCTGTCAACATCTCGCAATGGACCGCGCGCAAACTCGACAAGCGCGTGACCGCCGAGACGAATGCAAAATATCGCGCGACGGAAGACGCCGGGCGATACAACAAGCGATTGCTCGCCGTCGAAAATCTCGCCGAATTGGGCTCGCTGATCGCGAAGGCGCGGCATCTGCATTACAAGATGACACGCCCATGGGCCGACGACGGCCCGCGCGTTCTCGCCAACATGCTGTTCGCAAAATTCAGCGATGAATTCCGCGTTCTGAAGCGGGACTTCAATATCGCTGCCGACAAGTTTGCGCGCGAATATCCATCGTTTGTCGAGCAGCGCAAAAAAGAACTGAACGGGCTGTTCAACGCGTCCGATTATCCCAAGCCCAGCGAAATCAGATCGAAATTCAAACTCGACCTGACCGTGCTGCCGTTCCCCGATGCTGACGACTTCCGCGCTGATCTTGATGACGACACCGTCGCCGACATCAAGCGGGAATTGGCTGAGACATCCAAGAACGTGGTTTCGAAGGCGATGGAATGCACGGCTCAACAGATTGTTGAAACCGTGGGGCACATGGCGACCAAGCTCGCGGAATACAAGACCGGCGAACCCGGCGAGCATCTGTTCCGCGACAGTCTGGTGAACAACGTCCGCGACCTCGCGGATTTGTTGCCCGCGTTCAATCTGACCGACGACCCGAAGCTGACCAAGATCACCAACCGCATCGTCAAAGAACTGTGCAGCGAGGACGCAGCGGTGCTGCGCGCCAACGATGACGTTCGCAAGGCGGTGCAGAAAAGTGCTGACGACATCGTCGCCCAAGTCGGCGGCATGTTCGCCTGATGGAGCAATCAATGACAATCGAAGACCAAGCGACGGAGCGCGTCCTGAAGGCGCGCGCCGAACTGATCATGGCGCGTCGTTTCTACGGCGTGCTTGTTTCGAATGTCGAGCCGGTGCTGTCGCGGAAATACCCGACGATGGCAACGGACGGCAAACGGCACTTCTTCAACCCGGAATTCATCCAGACATTGACACAAGCGAAACTGCTTGGCGTGCAGGCTCACGAAAGCGAGCACGACGCGCGTCATCATGGGTCACGTCGAAATGGGCGCGACCCCGTCAAATGGAATGAAGCCTGCGATTACGCGATCAACATCGATCTGATCGATGAAGGTTTCGAATTGCCAGACGGCGTGCTGATCGACCCGCAATATCGGGGCATGAGCGCGGAAGACATCTATCGATGCCGCGAACTCGATGCCGAGAAAAAACGAAAGGAGGAACAGCAGAAGCAAGAGCAACAGCAGAACGATGACGACGGCGACGATGACGACGGCGATCAGTCTGAGGACAACGATCACGGCGACACCAACGACGACGACAGCGAAGGCGACAACGATGCCGACGACGGCGACGATGGCGATGAAGGCGACGACGACAGCGGCGACCCCGGTGACGGCGATGCTGACAGCGACAGCGACGATGGCGACGACAGCGAGACTGGCGAAGGCGGCGGCGACGGCGAGAATGCCGAAGGCGACGACGACGGCAGCGGCGCGGGCGGCGGTGAAGGCGAAGGCGAGAACGAACAGCAGCAATCGTGCGGTGATCCCGGCGGATGCGGTGAAGTCCTCGACACAGCGACCGACGCCAGCGATTTGGCAGAGGAAGACATCAAGTGGGAACGCGTTGTGCGTCAGGCGGCGTCGATGGCGAAGGCTGTCGGTGAATTGCCGGGGCATATCACCCGCGAGATTGAACGTGCCAACAACCCGCCGAGAAATTGGCGCGACGAATTGCGGGAGTTCTGCGAGCAAGGCGCGTTGCGCATTGAGACGTGGAACAGACCGAACCGTCGCTTCATGCATCAGCGGATCGTGTTGCCCTCGACCCAAAAGGACGGTGTCAACAAGGCGGTGTTCATTATCGACACGTCAGGCTCGATGGACGAAATCGCGCTTGCCTGCGTCAACAGCGAAGCGTCGGCGATGCTCGATGACGGCATCATTGACGAAGTGGTCGTTCTCTACGGCGACACGCGATTGACGCGCGAGGATCACTTCCATAGCGGCGACGAAATGGAATTCGATCCGCGTGGCGGCGGCGGCACCGACATGAAGCCGTTGTTCGCTCACGTTGCCGAACAGCATGACGATGCATCCCTGATCATCTGCTTCACCGATCTGTACATCGGCGACGCCGGGCCGGAGCCACATTGCCCGGTCCTGTTCGCCGTGACGGGTTACCCGCAAGAGGTGAAGCGATTGATCGAGCAAGCCCCATGGGGCGCGCGCGGCATCGATGTGGGGGCACATTGATGGAAGCGTTTTTGATAATCGCGATGGCGGTCGTTGTGATCGCCATCGTTGTCGGTTCGCTGGCGACGACCCAGTGAAATTTCAACCCAGAAAGAGGCGGACAAAATGGAAGACGATTACGGACCCGAATACAATATCGACAGCGCGACGCTGAAAAAGTTTCGGCATCGCGCGCGCAACGGGCTCGCGAAAATGTCGCGTGCCGATCGGCTCGCATATGCGACGGCGATCGAAGCTGCCGTTCTCTCAGCGCAACGTGTGGCGCTGAGACGGGCGACGCCCTCGATGCCGCGACCGAATTGCGCAAGCGGCACCCCGCACAACACGGGCGAGGCGATCCACAAGGCGGTGCGCGAACAACATCGCGCGGCGCTGGCGGCTTGCGCATCGCAGGAACGTCGGGCGCGAACGCCGGAGAAATGGCGCGAGATGTACGACGCGGCGATGGCAGAGATGCGCAAACGCGAGACTGCACCGCCACCGCAACCACGATCACGACGCGAGAGAGCCGAAGCGCATGTTCGCGCGGCGCGCGCTCGATTGGAGATGGCATGACCGCTGACGAAATCAAGGCGCGCATCCGGTGGCTCACCGAGATGCTGAAACTGCTTCAACAATCCAAACCCAAGCCCACGAAAGACACCCGCCATTGAAGGCGGGTTCTTTTTTTTAGAACAGGAGAATGAGATGACTAAAGCATTCAAGATCGGCGACAGCGTGCGTCTGCTTCGGCTCGATGGCACGATCGCCGACGAAACCGTAACGGTCCACGATCTGTGGGGCGACGACAGCAGCAACCGCAACGCGTCGTTCATGTTCGGCAATTCGGAACACTTCACCCACACCGACCTGATGCGCCATGTGGACGATCCGAAATCGGGCATAGTGCCCGATGGCGGCGTCTGGTACATTGCGCGCGGCAACAGCATGGGCTGGGGTCGATCGCAGACGATCGAGGGCGCGATCCGCAACATGCAACGGCAGGGCAAGTGTTCGGCCTATGTCGTCCATCGCGTGAGCAAATGGACGCAAGTCGATGGGATGGGCGGTCTGTCGTACCCGCAGGGCATCGACCCGGTCGAAGTGAAGCGAATTGAAAAGAAGGCGAAGGCACGATGAGTGACATTCCATTCCGATTATCCCGACGCCCGCGTGACGCGCGCGGCTTCGTGATCCCGTTTGCCCAGTTCATCAAGGCTGACGGCACACCGGACTTCCGCATCATGGATGATCAGCACAGCAGCAAGGCGGTGCGCCGTCGTCTGTGCAGCATCTGCGGCGAGCCGATGCGCGGCGATGTCTACTTCATCGGCGGGCCGCTCTGTGTCGAGAACGGGTATTTCTATGACCCGGCGATGCACAAGGACTGCGCCACCTACGCGATCCAAACTTGCCCGCATCTCGCCCGATCGAAAGGGCGCTACGCGGCAACGCCGGACCTTGACGAACAGGGCGTGGTGCTGGTCGCGGGCGCGATGGACATATCCAAGAAAGCCGAGTGGTTCGCGATCATGCGGACCACCGGATACCAGAGCGGTCGTTCCGCTGACGGCATGTTGATCATCAAGGCCAACATGCCGTGGGTGTCTGTCGAGCGCTGGCGCGACGGCGGGAGGATCGACTGATGGCGGGCGAATGCGGAACATGCACCGCGTGCTGTCGCGTCTACGCCATCCCGTCGCTGAAGAAACCGGCGGGCAAATGGTGCGAGCATTGCGCGATCGGCGAGGGCTGCAAGGTCTACGCCGATCGGCCCAAACTGTGCGTCGAGTTCGCGTGCATCTGGCTTCAGAGCCATCAGCGCGCGCGAGGCGATCAGCAGGGCATGCCGATCGAGATGCGACCCGACAAGTGCAAGGTCGTTTTCAGCCCGACCACCAAGGACGGGCTGATGTCGGCGATCACGATGCCGGGCAGTCCCGACGCGTGGCGCAAGGGCGCGGCTCGCGAGGTCATCGACAAGATGCTCAAGGCCGGTTTGCGCGTCGTCGCGGGACCACCGGCATCCACCACCAAAACCATGATCACGCTCAACAGCGAGCGCGAGGTTCAACTGACAGAGCCGGACGAAAACGGCATGCAATGGAGTATCGGAGAATGAAAATCGGCGATCAGGTGCGCGTGCGCAAAAGCCGCGACACGCCCGCCGCGCTTGGCGACAAGATCGCGGAGGTCGTGAAGGTCGATGAACTGTCGATCTGGGTCAGAAAGGACGGTCAGACTTACGTGCTCGACCGCTCGCAAATGAAAAGGATACCGAAATGACCAAGCGACGAAGCCAAGTGGTTGACCCGCGCGACGAGGAGATTGAACGCCTAGAACGGCGGCTCAGTAGGGCGCGGCAAACCGTGATCGATATGTGCCCAGCGCCAGACGACATCAAAACACTGTTGTCGTTCGAGACGACCTTCGACCAAAAAACCCACGCCGATTATCGGCGATGGGAGATGGCGGTAACCGATGCGGTGATCGCCATCGCCGTGCCTGATCCGCGCCTGTCGAACCAGTATGAGGAGCGCGCGGCGTGTCCGCTTTGCAAGGGCGTCGGTTCTGTGCCGGGGTTCAAGCTGCCGCTCGGGCTCGACTACCATCTGAATGGCGCGATGAGTGCCATCCAATGCCCCGTGACCGAAGCTGCATTCGAGGACGCACTCCAAGGTCTGAGGGAGCGATCAAAGGAGGGACTGAAATGAACGGTGAGGAGTATCAGAAGGCGACCGCACGGCTCGATCTGACGCTGGTCGAGGCGGCGCGGTTTCTCGGCGTTGACGACACCACGTCACGGCGCTGGGTCAACGATAAATCGCCCGTGCCGCGCGCCGTCGTCATCCTGTTGCGTCTGATGATCCGCTATCGCCTGTCGCCCGATCACGTCCAGACGCTGGTCGCCAAAAAACTGCGATCCTAAGCGGCCACGGTGTTCGCGCCCGAGATGAGCGCGCGCGCCAGATCAACGTCCATGGGCTCGCCCCTGTGCTGATATTCGAACACGGCACAGGGGCGCGACCCCATCGTCCATTTTTTCCCACCGACATCGCGGCGCACGTTGCGCATCGTTGATGTCTCTCCCAGCGTCGGCGAAAAGACGCCGGGCTTTTTATGCATGACCCAGAATTTCGAGCGGTCGAAGGCGCGCACCAGCGATGGGTGCGCCGGATAGGTGTGCAGTCGATGCCCTATCGCCTTATGCGCGGCACCCAGCGTGTCCGCCAAGATCATCGCCAATCCCAACCCCTGATAATCCGGCAACGTCACCAGACGCGACACGCCCTTGATGTCGTCCACCCTCGAATGCGGGCGATGAATGACCCCGGCAAAGCTGGCCGGGACACCCTCGACAAACAGCACGTAGCACGCCGCCGACCGGTGCAACTCTGCGGTCAGATAGTGAAATGGAGCGAATAATTCCCACGCCTCATAACCGACGCGCGCCACCTCGACATCGAGCTTTGGTCGTCGTTGAAGTAACCTCCATTGAAACGTCATCGTCGCGGGCTCCAGCATCCAGTCGGGCTGCAACCAGTCGATCACATCGTAATGGCAGGTCACGCCGACGAATTGCTGACCGGTCTTCCTGACGTGCTTCTGCACCGCGTGGCTGCCGATCTTCGCCACCTGCCGGTCAACCACCGACGTGAACTCATCGACCACGATCCGCTTGCCGCCCTCGATCAGATGCCGCGCCAGATCGACCCGAAACTTCTCGCCGGTTGACAAGACGCCATAGGGCTTCATCCAGCTTGGAATGGTGTTGAAGCCGACCGCAGAACACGCGGCTGCGATGGCGTCGATGCTGATCGCGGTGTCGAAATCATCGATCACCGATGCCGAGCGCCATTCGAACGCACGATCCTCCCCGAACAACTGCCGCTTCACCGACGACTTGCCCGCGCCAGACGGGCCGACGATCACGCCGACATTCCATTCGCGTTCGTCCAGCGGCACATCCCCCACCCAATGATGCGACAGCTTCTCCTGCGCGGGCACATCGAACATGCCCGACAACTGCTTGACGCGCGGCGTGCGCTCCAGCGTCGTCTCAACTGTGAAGTCGATCCTGCTCATTTGCCCGCTCCATCACCTCTGCCATGAATTTGGTCACCATTGGCTGTATCAGCGCGCGCTCGTCGTGATCCATCTCGCTCATCGCGAACCCGACGACAGCGCAGCACGCGAAGATCACCTCCGACAATCTCTCGCCGAACATTTCTTCGCTGATGCGGTTCGCCAATTCGTCCATGTGCTGGTCGTAGGCGTCGCGCTCGATTAGCTGATCATCGCTTCGCATTTCAGACCCCTTTCCTCCAGCATCTGCAACACCTCGCCCTGATGCGCCTCGCTGTCGCAGCGCACGATCACCGAGAACGACAGGCCATGCAATTGCGGCTCCGTGCTGGGCGGATCGAGGTTCAATTTCTTCAGATCAGCCGCCTTGAAGCCGATCTTCAGCGGATCGCCGCCATCATCCCGCACGCGTTGCAATTCCGCCGCGAGCTTCGTCGCATCCCACCCGGCATTGAGCGGAATGCGGTTGTCGAGCAGCGCAAAGGCGCGGCACTGCGCCTCGCTCCAGCCGCGCGCCACCAGCACCTTGATTTCCGTCATGCCCTCCAGCGCCGCCGCCACGCGCCGACCGTGCCCCGCGATAATCTCGCCGTCCTCACGCACCAAGATCGGCCAGACCTGCCCATAATCGCGCAAGCTCGCGCGCAATTCCTCGATTTGCTTCTTCGGATGCGTCCGCGCATTGGCGTCGCTGTCACGCGGGCGGTCGATCGGCCACACCTCGATCGCGTCACCTCTCCCAGAAATGTCTGGCGCTGAGACGGTTGCTCTCCCAGCAACGTCTTGCTGCGAGGCGGCCTGCGCATTTTCAGGGCTACGCAATCTGGAAAACCTCCGGCGCTAATATTTTGAATACCCGCTATCGCGCGGTCCC